AAGTCTGTACCAGTGGACTAACAAATCCCCGGTTGAACGTGATAGTAGGAGAGCTAGAAGTTATTTCAAAGCCAGCGTTATAAACATATAATTTTTGATCAAAAATTCCGAGACCATTGTCACTCAGTGCAGCAAGAGATCCTCCTGCACCGTACAATAAAACTCCCGCATTCCACACTTTAACTGATCCAGAGCCACCACTGTTTATTTCTAAAGTTGCTCCTCTAGCATCCCCCTCTCCTCTAATGCTTCCAGTAAAGTTGTTATTTTGGTCGAAGTAGCTTGTGTTTGTTAGCTGAATCTCAACGCGTCGGCCAGAGCTTGCAGTTTTTAGGGTGGTACCAATAATCTCACCGCCGCTAATTCTATTGCCGCTAAAAGTTCCAGTGGTAATTGCACTAGCACTAAGATTAGTTACGGTTACATTTGTACCGTTTAAGGTTCCAGTAGTAATGGAATCGGCACTTAAATTTGTGACTGTTATAGTGGCAGCGTTTAGGGTTCCAGTAGTAATTGCGTTAGCACTCAAATTAGTTACTGTTACGGTCGCAGCGTTTAGGGTTCCAGTAGTAATTGCGTTAGCACTAAGATTTGTAACGTTTACGTTTGCAGCGTTTAGGGTTCCAGTAGTAATGGAATTGGCACTTATATTTGTTACTGAAATAGCGCTTCCATTTATAGAAGTATTGGTTATTCCAGCGCCGATGGTCACCGATCCATCAGAGCTATTCATTTTAAATGTCTCTACGCCAGTTATCTTATTTACAGCTCTTAAGTGATTTGCATTAAGTTCTATCTGATAAGCGCTGGAATTCGCAGTAGCAACAATAGTTTCTCCGGAAAGAATTTTGGCAGAGATAGCTCCAGCCCTAATAGCGGGGGCATCCACCTGGGAAACCCTAGCAACAGCCTGAGCAGACCCAGTAGTTCTATTACCCGAGGAATCTACAGCAACAAATTTAAAATAATAATCGGTTTCATAAGCCATATTAATTAAAGTTCCAGTACCGTCGTTGTACTGATAAATTGAACTGTAGTTGTCTGTGCTGGCAGACATAGAAGCCACTCTAGTCGTCGAGCTTGGAGTAAATCCATTAATCGTGCTCACGTGAGTCTCTATAAGCCTGATAGACGGATGGGGGACTAGCCCAGTGTTATCCAATCCATTCCATCTAGCAGTAACTACTCCAAGATCGGACTCAAGTATGGGACCACTTGGCGGATTTAAAACTGGAGCAAAAGTTCCGCTAATAGTGTTAAAGTCAAAACCAACAGACCTATTTAAGCTGCTGTCAACAGCAAAAACTCTAAAATAGACTGTTCTTGCTGGATCTAAATTTTCAACCGTATATTTTAATTCTGCTCCGACTATTACGCCACTTTTTATCCACCCAGAGCCGTCTACATACGAGTACCAAACCTCATAGCCAACTAAATCAGTGAGGGGATCTCCATTAGAATCTAAGGTAGGAGCTTCCCATTGCAGGGTAACTCTGGCCCGGGGAGTTCCAGAAGAATCAGTGTACCCACCTGACTCCAATGCAACTACTGCTACGTTTGCAACTGGATTAGGGGGAGTAGTGTCGGAGTCACCTGGGCCAGTTGACGTGGCAGTAAATTCTGTCCACCTAAGGCCGGACCAGTAGTAGGTAACGCTTTCCGGCCCACTTGTGTCTATCCAAGTGTCCCCCACTCCACACCAATTTCTAGTTGTCGCAAAAACGTAAGTATTTGCAACAGGATTAATGATACCGGTGGGAGATCCAACAGCAGTCGGGATAGAATAAGAAATTGTGTTAGAAGTTACACCAGAAATTCTAAAAAGTCCATCAATTCCATAAGCTACGTTGCTTTCTGGATTATTTACTCCATCTTCGTCTAAGTTTACATAAATTACGTCATCAACTTTAAATTTGTGGGTTGTTGAAGTAGTTATAGTTACCGAAGAACCATTGATTTCAAAAGTATCAATCTCTGCTCTAGTCTCTAGTCTTTCTCTTGTGCTTAAGCTAGTTGGAGCTAAAGTTTCTGGTACTACAGAATAGGCATATCCAATAACAACCGTAGGAAGCTGATCTTGGGTAGGATTATGCTTATAGGATGCTCTACCAGTCCAGGGGGACTCTTCTAATTCAGCTACAGTGAAATTGTCACTACTAACATCAATAATTAAATTAGATGTTCCATGGATACCACTAATCTCTATTCTCTGGTCGACCTCAAGATTTAGAGGCCCTTGAGTATATATTTCTACTAAATCGTTATCTTTTCCAGTAAGTTTTTTAGGGTAGTAATAAGCATCATGAACTACATTGTATGTATTTGGAGCGTCATCCCCAATAAAAAATCTATCTGGTACAGTAGCCGCCCCAGTAGTTACTGCAGCATTTATTTGATCAGTTGTGAGCAGACTAATTGGCCTAAGCTCGACGCTCTTTAGCCTAGTTTCCATACTACTTAAAGTAGTAGTCAGTTTTCTGCGTCTTCTTCTTATTCCCACGTTAAACTCCTAAAAATGGCTTACCGCCAATTATCTGGACTCCGCTAATTGGAATAGATGGCTCAATAATTAGCTCTAAGTCTACTTCTTCCGGGAAACTAGGCGTGTCTGGAACATTAATGTTGAAAGACAAAATCTTTCGTACCAATGCTCCACTATCAGTTCCATAGTCTTGCTCTAGATTGCTAGCGGCCCTTAATGAGACAAATTGATCATTTAATTTGACTGTACACCAGTCACCAGGATTAAATTCTCCAACTGAGGGCTTCATTGATCCATTTATGGATATAGTAAACGTGCTAATTGGCGGGACAGATTCCTCTAGCAATCTGGCAGCTTGCTTGTAGAGTGTGGTTTCATCAGCTGAATCTAAATCATCAACTACATCTAAGATAGGCCAGCCGTCGTTTAAGAGGATGTGGTTTGATGCTCCAGAGTATGGTTGACTGGCATCAGAGGAAAGATCAGGATCTTTACCCTGAACAAAAAATCTAGTACCTGCATCCTCAGCTGTTTCTTCCATGTTTGCTTCAAGAATGTTTCCAGGGTACTCAAAAATTAAGCTATCTGCCCCGTATGCGCTAACTGGAATAGCCCCCGTATATCCATCTCCCTGCTCGGCGAGCCACGCCGTAAGTTCTGACGGAACTAAGGGCAAAAACTTAAATTGTTTTTTAAATGAGTCAGAAACCTGATCGTAGACGCAATCTATTCTGTACTCGAAGCCGTTAGGTTTTGTTGAATAATCTTCTAAAATTTCTGCAACAGTTTTTAACGAAAATCCGCGTATGATTGGATTAGCCTCTAAATTTTGGCTTAAGACATTAGTAGCTGTAAACTCCAGTCCGATGTCACCAGAAGTGGTGTGCTCTCCAAAGGTTCCATACGTTAAGGAGGCTCTTCTAGTTACGGTCGGGGGCTCAGATTTAGCTGTTCCCCCCGACGAATAAGTATCTGAAGTAAACCCTCCCACGGTGAAGGTGGTATTTGTTCTCGAGGATACGATGTAGTCACCGTTAAAGGAGCTTGGAGTAGCTCCAGTGACTTGAACAAACATTCCAGGAATAAAAGAATTATTCGCAGTGAATGTTATGCTGGCAGCACCAACTGAAGCCCCCGTTATGTTTACGGTTTGAGCAGGAGCCGCGGTGCTTGGCAGAATATTTATCCCAAACATAACTACTCGGAATGACGTAGAGTTTGGCACCTCATAAACAGAAAAATATCCGTCAAAAGTTTCACTGACATTTTCGACATAAACAATATCTCCCACACCTAAATCGTGGGAAGTTGTAGTTGCATAGGTGGCAATATTATTTGATCTAGAAAAAGTAGAAATATTGTATCTGTACGAAGTCTCTTCAAGAGCAGGAAAAACGTTTGACCCCGAGCTGGCGTAGGTTAAGCTATTAGATGTGGGGGTAGACAGAACAATCGCTTCTTGTGCATTAAATCCGGGTGAAGACTTAACATCAGTAACTGATATTTTCTGTCCCACAACTACTTCGTGCTTTTTAGTCAAAGTTATGGTTGCTACATTGTTTTGTCTAGAAACAGAATTAATTTCATTAAATAGATCAATTCCAGGCCTAATTTCGTCATTAGCAAAATCGAAATCATATAGATCTGTTTTTAGCTCTTCAAGTAAGTCTTTAGCGTATTGATAGGTGTCTTGTCTGGTTTCTACAGTTATTGGAGTGTCTGTCCCCAAAGTCATGTTGGGCATTACTTTTTGAGATCCAGTAGCATCAAAGTATTTTGCTTCAACTGTAAAAATAGACCTATCATCTCCGGTTAAGGATGTTGAAGTAACTACAAAATATCCAGTGTATTTAGCGTAAGTAGTTCCCCAATCGATCCAAACAGCTTCTCCAATTTGGAAATTATATTGGCCATTTGATAGAGTAATAGTGGCATTCCCAGAGGCAACAACCGCTGTAGCCTCGTAGCTACTATTCCATGTCTTCCAGACAACCCGGTGGGAGAAGTAGCTTGTAAATTCTGAAGCGCTAACCGAAAGAACCTTGTCAATCAGACTATAAGACCTGGACCAAACTATTCCACCCCAAACACAGATTCCATTTCTTACAACATAAAGAGCGGTTTTTCCTGGAAGAGTGTTTTCATAAAGATTTAAGTTGAACGTGTCTTCGGTTATTGCAATGTCGCCCGTAAATGTGCCAGCCTCATTTAATGATCTGGAGTAGGAAACGCCCCTAAAAGGAATTTCGGCCAAAAGTTCATTGGTTTTTAGGTCGCAGACGAAATACCGATAATCAACAAATTGATTATCCGGGGCCGTTAGTACTGGCATAATTCGTCCTTAAATGTCTTTCTAATATTTTACAGCTACGAGAGCCACCCTGATCGATAGTAGATAGAGCAGTTAGCACTAGCTGGAAATCCTTGAAGAGTTATAGTATTTAATCCCGGCTCTAGGTATATCCAATCAATTAAAACCGAGGCCTTAGACCTTCCGTTTTCAGTATTTGTTACAACATCTTCTTGAAGAACAGAATCGTATGTATATTCGACGTCTAGTATTTCCCTATTGTAGGTGTCAATTTCTAGTCTATTATCTGATCCAGTTC